TCCATAGTTAACCCCCTTGCAAGACGTGGGTTTGATTTACCATCTATCTTAAGGATAGCATTGATACCAGCTGGTATAGTTGGTGAAGCTTCCTGCCAATAAGTACTCTGTACAGCACCCAGTGCATTACCAATACTGGCATCATGCTCTGGATAAACAGATTTACCTATAAACATTTTTGTAGCAGCAGCCAATACTCCGGGTTTACTGAAATCAATTGGTACGAAAGATTCTACTACTGCCATTGACAGTAACCTGATTTCGGGGTATACAAAGTCCCCATCAACTGGTTTTAAATCCTCAGCAGTTAGCCCTGGATAGTAGGTTGTATAATTAGGGGTAGAACTATCGAATAACCCAAATGAATCCTGATCTCTCATTGTGGGTTTAGATACTTTAGCCCAATCATCCATAAGTGAACCCTCTTTGAGAGTACTTATTGGGTTGTTGCCATATATAAGGTTATGGTCAGCAACTAATTGTAATGTGTCTATGAATTCCATATTATGCTATTTAGCGTTTTTTCGTGTCTTGGTCTTTTCTTTTTGGTTGGGGTTTGGCTTTATCCCTTGCCCGTCTTTCTGTAACGTTAGTTCCAGCTTTATCCTTTTCTTTTTGAGCTCCACCGGGTTCTGTTTTAACCTGTTCTAAGGATACCCTTGGTTTAGGTTCATCGGGTTTATCAAACCCAAAGTCAGCAGCATACTGGGACATACCAATAATACCATCCCTATATAATAAAGCATCTACTCTTTGTTTTATTTCCCTGCCCTGTTGAATTTTGAGTTCATCCGTAATGGTTGAGTTATCAAATACTATTGAGAAGGTCTTGAATGTGAAACCTGCTAACCTTAAATCGAGAGAGATACCATATTCTAGTATCCCTTTGATTATGTTTTGCACATTATTTAGTTGAGAGAGCATCTTCGTGAAAACTACAGATAGTAAGGATTCACTACTCCCCCCAGATACACCCATAAAAGTACCAGGTAATTTAATACCGTTGGCTACCATCTGTTGGTTAAGAGAAAATAATTCTGATACACCAGCAACTGACTTGGTTACAGATTGGAAATCAAATTTAATATCCCCATCGTAAGCAACCAATGTTCCTTCCTTCATCCCCTTATTAATGCTTACCTTAGTTTCATCTAGGAAACTTGTTAACCTAGCCTTATAGGCATCATTACTTTCACCGGCTGTTTGGTTGGGTTTTTCCATTAAGACAGACATAAACCCCAGGATCCCCAGAGTTTCTATAATATAAGATATGTTTGCCATCATAGATTTTTGTATACCCAAGTCCTCTAAAGCAGCAAGTAATAGGGGTATACCCGTGGGTACATCGCTATCTGAAATTAAGGGGGCATACCTAAAGGTTAGGGGGTTAAGTTTCTTAAACCCAAGATGAGTTGTATCATGGGCCTGCATAGTCGCATTACCCATTAACCGTTGATATGGTACATAGGTATTACCTTTGGGTTTGAATTGTATTGTCTCGGGTTTAAGGAAGTATACTGCTTCTATACCTGAGAGATCATTGTAAGGGATGAACTCCATAGCTCCGGCGCCAACCTGATATAGTTGAATAGCCAGAGTATTAATAACCCCACTCATACCCCCCCGATACATACCCCAGCGTTCTCCTAAAGCTTTAATATAATCCCCCATAATGAGTGTTTGTTTCTCATCAACAGAACCATCGAATTTGATTCTGTACCCCGGATTGGTTAATTGTACCAGGTCGGTTAGGGCAAGAGAGACATTTTGATTATAACGGAATAGATTACGTATTACTGGTATTAATGCAGGATTGTAATCTAACGGTAAAACGGCATCATTGTATAAAGATGATACCATTTGAATCCCATTCTGTGTTTCGGGTAAAGAGCTACGTCCAGATGGAGGCATGATTACCTTTTGTTTTTTAACTCCCGGTAATCTGTTATTAACTGGTTGGGTCTTCCCCATTATTCTGTCCCAGGTATTGGTTAAGCTAAGGTTCATATTTTTTTATTTAGGTGCAATGACTACGGTATTAATCCTACCTTTACGCATAAAATTACATATAGCTTTACCCATTATAGCGTCGTCAGTGAAGGTAGTGCCTTCATCTAAGGAATCTTCTGAATCACTTTTATTTGAGTCTTTCCCTAAAGCAACCGGCCTGTTAGTACCATCATATATAAAGGTATAGGCTTCTTGTACAAAGAAAGGATCTCTACAGTCGATATTCATTTTCCTAATGTCAGACTCTAAATCAGTAATAATAATGCTTCTATTGTTACCAGTGGTTAAGAAGCCAGGGAGTTTTTCTTCTTTAGGTCTAGCTTCGTGTTTCTCTTTCCTTAGCATAGTCCGATAATATAGGTTGGGATAACCAGATGACTGAACCTTGTTTACAACTGCTTCTCCAACCCCAATACAGTCAATACCTATCTGAGCAAAGTTGAAGTACTTGCCCCTTTCCATAAGTAAGTCTGCAAATTTATCGGTTGGTATCTTACCCTTGAATACTTCATATTCAACACCATCCCGGTCCATGATAGTATATGCAGAATAATCTCGTGCCCTACCCGTTGCAACGTCAGCCCCTAAGAACATTGGAACTCCAGGTTGGGGTTCCCTTATAGTTAGTAATGAACCATTTAACCTTCTATCTATAAAGCCACTTTCTGTAATCTCTTCCTCGATATCTTTAATATCTACCAAGTCAAATACTGTATGCCCTGAAGATAGAAAGTCACCGTCAATTTCTTGAGCTGTTCTTCTTGGCCCTAACACTTCCCTCATGTTATAGTACCAAGCATCATCTCTTTCGGGGTGCATTTGCCATCTTAGCCTGAGGGGATTGAACTGGTTCCCCCCAGCCATAGAATCGGACCATACACTATGAAATAGATTACCTATACCATAAGGTGTAGATGCCAAGATAGCAGAGCCTCCTGTAGATAATGTTGGAAAAGCAGCAGCCCAGATTTGAGATGCCCATCTAACGATAGCAGCCTCGTCAATTACAAGTAATGATAAAGCTTCAGATCTACCAGCATCTTCTGTTGTTGGTAGTGAGGTTATAACAGACCCATTACTGAATTCAATTTCTTGAGCAGTGCCATAATCACTATAGCTTTTGCCATTAACAATAGGAGTTTGCAAATGTTTGGGTAAGTTTTTATACATATACTTAATCTTCCTAAGTAATCGCTTAGCTACCCTATCCTTAATAGATATGATTTGGATTACCTTGTTTGGATGGTAAGATGCAAGCCATAGGCAATATAGAGATATAAGCTCCGTTACCCCTGCTTGGCGGAATTTAAGTATTATGTTAAATCGGTTATTAAGAAATTCCCATAATACAGATTTCTGATATGGGTATAGGTTAAATGGTACTTTACCTCTAAGAGGATGTATTACACAGATGAAAAGGGAGAAAAAGAAAGGGTCAACGATTACCTTTGCTAATTCTTCCAATTCCTTCCTAGTCAGTGAGACTGCATCTAATTTTAACGGCATATGTTGTATCCTATCTTCCCTACTAAACCAAAGCGGTTACTGTAGTAAGGCTCTATTTCTATTTTGAATCTGTTAAAATCTTTCATAACCTGTGTTGAAAAGTATGGGGTTTTACTCCCTAAATCATATCCTGCGTTAGCATACCATTTGATTGGATTCTTAATTGCAACTAAAGTCCTTGGTGAACTTAGTACCTTAGAAGTCATCTCGTTACCATCAAAGTAGTAATCCCTACCCACTAAATACAGGGGGTATTTTTTTATATTAATAGTACCCAGCTTGTCATAAGTGGTTATACTGGTTGAGTCCAGCTGTAGAGTCATTGAAAGTATCTTGGGTTTATCAGGATAATACTTATTGAAGTTAAAGTGCATCTCAACTGAATCATGTATTATTACTGTATCTGTTTTAGAGGTATCAATATACTGAATATAATCCCTTGGATTGATACTAACAAACCCATTAGGTACCTTTACGATATAAGGTTTATCTGATACAATCCTTAAAGTATCTGTTTTGTATTCATGAAACCTATTAGCTATCTCTATTATCTCTTTCTCTGATAAAGGTTTATTCTTATCAAACAA